CTTTGTTCTATTATTTATATTAAATCTTGCCCAGTCTTCAAGTGTTCTTTGAAAGTACATTTGTCCATAACCTTCTCCAGTATAACCAACATGATCTTCTATGTATGTTTCTATAGAAGCTGCATGGGCTTGTTTAATATCTTCACTAGAGTTTGGTATTCCACCAATTTCTTTTTCAGTTACAGATAATTTGTTATATGCTTTATCAGGTCTATTTATAGAGAAGTTTCTATAACCTCTTCTTCTTAAATAATATAGTAATCTAGGTTTATTATTCTCTGCTAGTATTGGCATACCATAGAAATGTAATGCCATTAAAACATCTTCAAAAAATATCTCAGCTGTTTGCGGTCTAGCTATATACTCTAAAAAAAACATGTTAGATGGAGCATTATCCATATTAAACTTAGTTAAACCATGCAGAGACCCATTAGATCCTCTTTTATCTACTGTTCCTGATATATCGTAGCTATCACACCCAAAAGCGCCTATATGCTCGTTACCAGGATATTTAAGACCATTTTTTATAATAACATTGTTTTGCAAGTTCATCGATGGAATCCAAGACACGTAAAATCTACCATTATTGTTTGGTTTAAATTCAACCATAGTGTCTTTAACATCGCCCCTCCATTGGAAACTACCTCTTGTTACTAAACTCTTGTTTCTAACCTCTTCATTGAAATCTATCTGTTCATATATCTTAGTTAGGTTATATAGAGATAATTTTGCTTCATCTCTAAAAGCATGTTTTTCTGTTCTTGGAAACTGACGGTAGTATTCGTTTAAACCGTCTTGATCACTTTTTAAACCATCTACTTCATTTTCCCAATGCTCTATTACTCCTGTGGTTATTAATTCACCACTTGGATCGACAGTTTCTTCACTTGGCGTATCGAATACAGGTACTCCATAAGCATCGATGAATCCTTCGTAATTCCATTCCATAGGTATGAACAAACTATATAATCCTGAGCTAGTCTGTCCGTTGCGGTTTCTCTCCCTGACGTCTGAAGCATAATATAATTTTTTAAAATTAGAACCACCTTTCTCTAAAGCATTCGATGTACTACCCATCATACACTTTCCTACTATTCTTTTACCTAAACGTAAACAAGTTTTAGTAACCCTCCAATTGTTTAGTATATTATCAGGTCTTTCCCACTTACCACTTTCATCGTGGACTAATAGTTTTAATTTTTCCCCGTCGTACGAGTTGTCCCCGGTGTTTTTCCAGTCGATCGTCGTATCGAGCCCTTGTCTTTCTTCGGAGGCGATACCTTCGTCAAGTTTTTTTCGCGTAAGTTTGGAGGCCGGGACCCTGTACGCAAGCTCCGTCTTCGGCCTGTCCATACCGTCCTGGATTGGTTTGAAGAAGAACGGATAGTTAACTGAGATGGGTACGACCTTATCTGTAAACATCTTTTTTGCATCCTGACCAGACTTTGATAAAATGCCGAATCTGGAGTCTGTTGATATTGTAGCTTGATTAACCGTTTCGCCTGAGGCCATGAAAGAAAACCCTGACCGTCTGTTCTTAAGATAGCACATTCCGTAACAACGAACATCTGATTTACAAGCTTCCCAGAATATAAAGAATAATCTGTTTGACTCCCTATAGTCTGCTGCCCCAACATCAATCTTGGACCACTGCAAGAACATATAGTGAGTGCCAGTAATATAGTTACTATTACCATTATTTTTGAACCAAAAACCTTGCTCTCTTCTTTTAAACTCTTCGTCAATATAATCATACCACTTTTCTTTAAATGCGTTAGGATATTTCTCCCAGTCAAATACGCTCTTTATCTTTAAAAGCTCTTTAGGGTAATCTAACTTCTCCCATTTTTGCTCTTGTTTTTTTCTCGAACGCTCGTATATGTTTTCAGGTTCTAAAGGTAAACCTATAACTAGGTTTTGTATTTGTATGACATCACCTAAAGTTCCGTCTTTACTTATTATAACTATATCGTGATCAGGATTATAACCATAACTCCACTTTTTGTGTCTGTTATTTTTCTTTATAACTGATGGCTTGATATAATTATCTAGTGTTTTTACTAATGTCTGCTCGTACATCATTTAGACCTCCC